CCTGCTGGCTCAGCGTCTCCGCGACGAACAGCGCCTCGCCCGCGTCAAGCGCCGCGATCTCCGCCGCCGTGAACTGCGCCCACGCGGGCGCCATCGCGGAAGGCGTAGGCACCGCGTTCGCCGCAGTGTTCGATCCCGCCGAATCGCGCGCGAGGATCCGCTGCCCCGACGGCACCGCGTAATAGAACACCACCTCCATGCGACCGTCAAGAGCTCCGGGTCCCAGAAGTATCTCGTTCGCCATGGTTATACCGTCAGCAACGCGGCGTAGACCTCGAACCCGTAGCACTCGCGCCACTGGCGGCACTTCTTGATCGCGCCCATGAAGAACTCATACTCGGCGCAGTAGCCGAACCAGTCTTCCTCGGTCTTGCCGGTCTTCGGGTTCCCGTCGATCCCGAGGAACTCCTTCTTCAGCCCGGGGGTCGGGGCCTTCATGCCGACGAACTTGGTGACGTAGAAGCCGGGCGTGTCGTTCTTCTCCAGCATCACCTTCACGCCGCCCGCCTCGAGCTGGATGTTGAAGACCGTGTAGCCGGTCTCCCGAACGTCGAGGATCCGCTGCGGCACGGGGAACACCTTGAGGGGGACACCCCCGCGTTCGAGGTGCCCCATGGCGTAGGCGACACCGTCGACGACCTTGGTCGGGTACCGGTAGAGACCGCCGATCGCGATGATGGTCCCACCCTTCGGGAAGGAGTCGCAGAGGAGCTCCACCTGCCCCAGCTTGTAGAGCAGACTCTTCCGGCGGGGCTTCGCCAGCCCGAGCTGGTCGAACGTCGTGTAGTCAACGTTCATGGCCTGGCCCTCGGCGACCGTGCTGAAGCAGATCTGCATGATGTGCGCGTCGGCCGGAAGCTCCTTCCGGATCTTGGCCATCGCGTCGGACTTGATCGGGACGAGAACACTCATCGGGTTTCTCCTTACATCCAGACGAGACCTTCGGCGTTGATCGCGTAGTCCACGTTGCCGCCGTTCGTCGGCACGTTGTTCGTGTCATCGTAGACGACGATGAGCGAGAGACCGTCGTTCGTGACCTCTTGGGCCGTCAGCACCCCGCCGATCGTATCACCGGTTCCGAGAGTCGCCCACGCCGGGGAACCGAGGTCGGCCGCGTCCAATTCGATCCGGTCGTTGGCAGCGTCACGGTTGATGGCGCGGGTGCCGGTCGCCTTCCGCCCCGCCCCGGCGAAGCCTCCGGTGTAGCCGGAGACACCGGAAATCTCGCTAGCCGTGGTGATGCCGTCGTCGTCCACCGTCGGAGCGTACGATGACTTCATCAAGATGTGCTTGATCGCCGCGCCGGACACCCAGTCGAGGGTCCGGTCGAGGATCTTATGTCTCCCTTGCAGGAAAGCGACTGAGGCCATGAGTTCTCCTTACTTCGTCTTTCTCGTGTTGACCGTCACCCCGAGTGCGACGGTAGCGTAGGAAATCGCATCCTTCGTCGCATTCCGCATACGCTCGTTCTTGATGTCCTCGGCGGCGCTCTGGCCGAAGATCATGGCCGTGCCCAAGAGCACGGTCCAGATCCCTGAGCGGTGGAGACCGCTCACCTTCTCGGCCATGGCCCGGATCACGGCTTCCCCTTCTCGCTCTCCTCCGCCTTCTTGAGAGCGTCGTAGAAGTTCGCGACAGCGTTCTGCCGCGCGCCGCGCAGCTTCTTGTACTGGGCGATCGCGGCATCGTAGTCCGCCTGCGAGATGTCCCCGTTGTCGAGGAGGCTCTCCACGCCGTCGATGATCAACGGCAGGAGCTGGAGGAGGAGGGGGGCGAGCGGCATCACTGCACCTTCCCGGCCTTGGAGGCCTGTTCCACAGCGAGCATCGCCGTGATCCTCGTGGCGAGGCTCAGGAGCGTGCGCGTCAGCTTCACGTCGATCACAGGGTCCTTGTTCGCGGGCGTGGCTTCGATCGCCGCGAAGGCTCGTTCGAGGATGGCGCTGCCCTCCGCGACGAAGGGTTCGATGCGCCAGCCCGCCTTCGAGTCGATCTTGCCGGTGCTGAGCGCGACGGTGACGGCGCTGACTGCCGTGGTGAAGGCAGCCTCAGCATCGGCCCAGTTGAGGGCGTCGTCGACGGGGGAGTTCAGCATCGAGCGGCACGAGACCGCCGCCAGGGCAAGAACTGCGAGATACTTGGTCTTCATCACTTATTTGCATCCTTTCGCGGGTGCTCCGAAGACATCCGTTCCTTCAGTACGTCGAACTCCCGCAGGAGATTATCTAGCTCCGCTACCTTGGTGCGCTGCACTTCACTAATGCGCTCGACCTCCACCCTCAGCATGTTGACCTCGCCCATGACCTCGCTCTTCAGGGCGCTGACCAGAGCGATGACCTCTGCCTTCGTGACGAGGTCTTCGTTGAGGAGCGTCCCGACAGAGTTCGTCAAGACCGCCATGTTCTTATCGATATTCATGACTGTGTCCCCGAGCTTCTTGAACTCGGCCTGCGGGACGCTGACGGTGGCCGCCCAGAGAGCCCCGCCCATCGCTACGATGAGCGCCCCGGCTACGACGAGAGCGAGTTTCGCCCAATTAGGCACGCCCTATCTCCCTGCTTGTCCGCGAGGTAAGCAGCTCCCTCAGGAGCATGTCAGCCTCGGGGAAGGACGGCATCCCGTCGGCCGTGATGGAACCGGCGAGAGCGTTATCGTACCCGACAGACTTCCTGATGGGCCCCACCTCGACCGACCGGAATCGAACCTTCCCGGGCCCGGAACCAAGGTTCTGTGTCGAGGTCTGCCCCAGGGTGGCCCTGTCCTGGTACGGTAGTTCCGGGTCCGGGGCGAGCGGGAAGAGCCGGAGCGCCCGGGCGGCGTACTCATTCGTCGCCTTGGCGAGCTGGTCCGGCACCCCGCTCAGGACGTAATCGTCATCGTCGTAGGCGTCGAGGCGGGGCCAGTCGAGGCCCTGGGTCGTCGTCTTCTTGTACCCGCGCCACCTTCCGCCCCACCTCTTATCTTCGTATTCGCTCGCGCGGATGAGGCCGGACTGGATCACCCCGTCGGCGAACCCGACGTACGAGATCCCTCTATCGTCGCAGTACGCCTTGAAGGCCGCGAGCGACTGGTAGCTGTTAGCTCCGGGGACCCCGGCCCCGGTCTCGGGTGTGAATGCGATGGCCCGTCACCCTTCCCTAGCAGCCGGTGACGCCGGGCCCCTTGACCTTGGCCTTGGAGGCCGAACTAGTCGCCGCGCCGACCTGCCCCATCGAGGACATGGCTGAACCGCCACGGCGAATGTTCTTGCCCCCGCTCGTCGCCGGGCGGGACTGCTTGGAACGGGCGATCTGGTGAGCACCCGTGGTCTTGGACGGCAACATGTCTTATTCTCCTGCCTTCACGAGATCCCGGTTGAACCCGGGAGCCGCTCTGGCGATCATTTCCCTGTTGACATCCCCGGATCCCAGTTTCTCCTCCACCGCTGTGATGGAGGGGAGACCGGCCCGGGTCCAGTGTTCGTCGTTCTTCGGGTCGAGCGACCCGACAGCTTCCTTGATCCGGGTCAGCTGCGGGTCCTCCCCTGCGTGTACCCCGGGGTCCTCTTGTCCACTCCCTTCGGGAACCAGCCCCTCTCCCCCGGCCGCAGCAGGAGCTGCTCCGCTCCCGTCGTCACCATGTACCTCGGGAGGGCTCTCCCCATCCGATCCATCTCCGAAGAGTAGGCGAGCTGCCTCCCCACCCCGGGCTTCCGGCGGAATATGACGCTTGCCATGGGTATCCTCCCAGTACGCTTGGTAGCTCCTCCAGAAGTAGGTAGCCAGCCCTGCCACCTCCTCCTCCCTGCCGACGAACTTTGCCCTCCCTCCGACGAATCGGAAGCCGTTGAGGACGCAGCTCTTCCCGGTGAACGGGCCGGTGAGGACGAAGGTGGCGGTGACCACTTTGGGCATGGCGCTACTCGATCCTCCCAGTGATCTTGCCGTAGACGGTCGGGATCACGTAGGTATCCACCGCGAAGGTGACGGTGAGCACCGCCCCTGCGATCCCCTCGTCGACGATCGCCCCCACGAGTCCGGGGATCCCGACCAGGTCGGTGTAGCCCGGCGGATAGTAGTAGACCTCGAGAACCTTGTCCCCGATAGCGTCGCCGATCGCCGCGACCGTGAGGATCTGGGTCGCTGCGACGTAGGCCGCGCCTGCGATCGCAGCCGTGGCGTTGAGCGCGATGACCATGAGGTCACCGATCTTGTCGATCGTGTTGTCGGTGGGGGTCCCGACGACCTTCACGTCGACGACCGCCGCGCCGGAAGCCCCCCGGACGACAACCCGCAGCGTCCACCCCTCCATCCCGGGGGCGTTCGCCGCGACGTCCGCGAGGGTGGCGACCGTCGCGTCCGCCCAGGCGGCGTTGGAGTCTTCCCCGAAGATGGCCTTGGCCATCGCCAGGGCGTTGGCTGAGTCGGTGGCGGAAACGATGATCGCGTCCGCCTTCCGCTGCCCCGCATGGGCGTCCTTGAGCTTGACGAGGTATGCCGCCATGTCTTACCCCTGGACGTCGACGTAGTCGGCGTCGCTGAAGTAGATGCGAGTGTCCCCGGCGTCCTTGAGGGGACCGGCCCCGTTGGGGGTCCCGAGATCCGCGTCGAAGACGAGGTACCCCGGGGGGATGTTGAAGAGCGTCCGGACCTTGGTCTCGGCCGCCGCGAGGGCCGCGGCGGCGTCGCCATTGTCCTGGTTGGAGATCACCTGGGTGATACCGTCGTACCGGTCCAGGGAAGCCGCTGCGGGCTTGAACGCCATCAGTGCTGCCGCCACGGGTCACCTAGTCCGTGATGCCCTCGGCCGCCGCGAGACCCTTCTCGCTGAAGAGCGCGAGGCCGCTGTACCACTTGACGCGCCAGATGTGCTCGTCCTTGGTCTCCATCTCGCCGACGTCGACCACGTTGATCCCGGCCATCTTCTCGGCCGAGAGACCCGCGATGCCGTGCTGGCGCGACCCGTCGTCGAGCGTCCCGCCGAAGATCGTGGTCTGGTTCGAGCCGCCGCCCTTGACCTGGTTGAGCGGGATCCAATCGTTCCGGAAGATCGGCACCTGCCGGTAACCGGGGACTTCCGCACCGCTCGGGAGCGTGATCACGTCGCTGATCGACGCGCCGCCGAGCCCGCGCAGGAGCTTGTAGAACGCCCGGATCGTCCGGCTGGGCATCGTGATGTAGTCGACCTGCCCGTCCTTGTCGACGACGAGGTCGATGAGGGCGTCGAGGAAGTCGAAGCTCAGCGCCCCGCCGTTCACGCCCGTGTCGACCTTCTGGCCGGAGGCGCAGAGGTTGATCAGGCCGTTGAACTGGTTCGCAGCACCGGTGCCGTTGATCAGCATGTCCTGGTACTTGCGCCCGGCGGACTTCGCCTTGCTGGCGATCTGGACGGCGGTCTGGTCGTTCCCGTCGCCCGAGCGGGTCGCCTGGATGAGGCCGTTCACCTCCGCGTCGCCGATGATCGTCGTGAGGGAGCTCGTCACCTGGGTGAACGTCGCGGCGGCCTTCGCCCCGATCGTATCGCCCACCCCCTCGACGTCGATGTCGCCGAGGGCGTTCTCCCGGTTGTACGCGAGAGCGTTGCCGTCGATCCCGTCGAACGGCAGGATCTCGAAGAACCGGTTGACGGTGATGACGTTCTCGATCAGTCCCGCGATCAGCTCGTTCTGGGCGAGCTTCGCACTTTCGGCCAGAGTCACTGAGGCCATCTTGGTGTCTCCTGAAAGAAGTAGTTAGGGCCGCCCATCGTCGGCCGCTCAGGATCACCCATCGCGGGCCGCTCTCCCCGGGATCACCCCGGGGAGAGTTCTAGACGCTGACTGTAAGGGTCCGGGCCCCTAAAGTCAAGTTCTTTTTACGCAGTCCTCCCGGCGAGGCCAGCGCGGAGCCCATCGGCGATCTTCTGGGAGGGGCTCTTCTCGGCAGGCTGGCCGTCCTTCGTCACGCGGTTCGTGGCTCCCGGCTGGAGGCCGCCGCCGCCCTTCGTCTCGCTCTTGAAGAGGGGCTTGTAGAGCTCCTTCTGCTTCATCTCGAGGGCGAGCTCCTTAACGGACATCGGGCCACCGGTCGTGGTCGAGTACCTCGGGTCTCCGACCGAGTCGACGACCTGGACCTCGAACTTCCCGTCTTTCTCGACCGCCTTGATCTGCTCGAGAGCGAACGGGAGGGCGAGCGTGGGGTTGATCGCCCCGGCATCCTCGAGAGCCTTGACAGCCGCCCCGCTGCCGAGGAGAGTGAAGAGCTGGCCCGTCAGGGCCTTGTTCCTGGCCTGGTGCCCCTCGACCTCGAGCCGGTGCCCCTTCGAGAGATCTTCCTTGATCTTCGCGACCTGCTGCTCGACGGTGTGCGAGGCCGCGCCCTTCGCCTCGACGAGCTTGGCCTCGATCCCGGCCTTGATCTCGTCGATCGTCTTGCCGAACGGGCTGAGGGGGGAGAGGTCGACGACCTTCGCGTCCTTCGCCTTCGACTCGGTCCGCTCCTTCTTGAGGGCGTTGTTCAGGCGCAGCACCGCCGCGACCGAAGACCTGACCTTCGGGTCGCCGGTGGCGAGCTTGAACTTCTTCGTGGCCTGGTCCTGCTCGTAGAGACCGTGGAAGTCATCCGGGACCTTGGTGAGGTCGTCGAGCGGATTCTCGTTGAACTCGAACTCCATCTGAATTTCTCCTCGGGGATCACCCCCGCCGACCAGGATCACCCCGGTCGGTAAGACAAGTTACGGTGTCCTGCCCAACAGGGCAGGGTTATCGACGACGAAGCATGCGAAGCTCTCGGGGTCACCGTCGAGTCCACGGCGACTCGAGTGCGGGTCGTGGATGAGGATCGGGTCGCTGTCAGCCCCGCAGCCGCGAGCGTCGTACACCACGCTGTGCATCCACTGGCCCCGCGGGCTCTTCCCTTCCCCGATACAGATCCCCCACGGGAGACGGGCCGAACTGGCGCCGCGCTCCATCGCGAGCCTGGGGTTCGGCAGACGGATGAACCCGAGACCGCGCCTGCCCAGCCACTCGTTGAGCTCGCACTCCTGGGCCCATCCCCTGGACTTGATTCCGCTATACTCCCCGGGGGATTCGGAACCGAAAGTGGGGAGGTCCTCGTACTTGTCCCCGAAGATCGAGGAGATGCAGCACCGTAGACAGTCGTAGTCGGTACGCTGGTTGACTCTGGTCACCACGACCTACTCCTTCTTCGGCTTCGGCTTCGGCTTCGGCTTCGCGGCGGGGGCGGGCGCGGCGGGCTCCGGCAGGAAGCTCTTCTCTTTTTCGAGCTGCGCTACGTTCTCCTTATAGTCGAACTCTTCGTCGACCGCGCCGAGGCGCATGGCCTCCTCGAAGAACTTCTCGCGGCTGATGTCCATGTTTCGCCGCGCTTCCTTGAGGAGCTCGTAAGCCTCGACATCGCCCTTGCTGAGGGCGAACTCGGTGTTGATCTCGACCTCGCCGCCCTCCGGGAGCTCCCCGTAGATCGCCGTGAAGCCCAGCGCCTGGGCCACGGCGTCGTTGAAGCGGATAGCCGCATCCTCGAGCGGAGAGGTCGCCTCGCGATTGTCGAGCACCCGCCCGGTCGCCGTCGTGTTGGCGGGGCGGCGCTTCATCATCTCGACCGCGTAGCTAGCCATCTGCTCTTCGAGGTCGAGGAGCTCCTTCCGGCCCGACTCGAGCGCCTGCCCGGAGTGCTCGACGTAGTAGGCCCGCCCTGTGGGGTCAGGGATACTGATGTACTGGTACGGACCGATCTTCAGGACCTGGTCCTCGTCGGTACCGCCGCTCACCGCTAGGATCGGGAACCTGGCGACCGTCAAGCACGAGATCTGGTCCGAGTTCGACTGCCACCACCGGATGTTCAGCCCGGCGAGGTCGAGGAGCGGGGAGGTCCCCCTCATGACGCCGTCCCGGTCGGCGTAGAAGGTCACGAGGGGGATGAAGGTGACCCCGAGTTCGATCGGAGGCCCGACCGGGATCCACTCCAGGTCCCCCTTCTTCCGATCTTTCTTTTCTACCCTCCGGTAGACCGTTACCTTCGTGGGGATCTTCAGGGCGGCGTCCCCGGCGTTGTAGACGCGGATCCTCTCCTCGAGGACCTCCGCGAACCCGTCCATCTTCTGGACCACCTCGCGGATGCGCACGTGGGTAAGGGTCTCTCGACCGTTTACGACGTGCGCCTCAGCGTAGATCACGTTCTCGGGCCTTACGTGCACCCAGTAGGGCCGGACGCCCTCCGCGACGTCGTCGGCCGCTGACCGAACTCGACCTTCGGGAGTAGCCAGCCTGGGCATCTCGACCATGACCGGGGCGAACGCCTTGGCCAGACCCTCGCGGAACCACTGGCGGAGGAAGACCGCCATGTTGTTCCCCTGGAGGTCGATATCCTCCCCCCACTCGAGGATCTGCTCCGGTGTCTCCTTGCTGTAGTGGATCGCGCCGCTGAAGGGCTTCCCCACCCACGACTCAAGCACCTTCTTCGTCATGTTGAAGAGGGTATTCGAGGCGAGACGGTCGGCGTATCTCTTGTCCGACTCGTACTCGTGCTGCGACATGAACCGGCGCGAGGCGGCCCGGACCATCTCGGCCCCGCCCAGGAGCGCGTTGATCTGCTCCCACTGGGGGACCATGAAGTCGTAGGCAGAACTCGTAGTCGCGGGAGACTTCGGATCTTTGCCTGAAGCCATGGCCACCTAGCCTAAACCCGGGAACCCGTAATAGCAAGTGTCACTCATGCCTGCCCTGCCCCCACCTGCCGCCTCTTGCGACGAACCCGATACCTCGTCTCGTCTGCGACGTGGTCCTCCGCCTCCGTATCGACGTCGTCCGGGTCCGACTCGAGCCGGGGGAGAGACGGTACCGTCCGCCGCCACTGGGTGCAACGCTCGCAGACGAAGAGACCAGGTTCTTCCCTGGTCCTGTCGGGCCCGGGGAACGCGCCGCGGAGTAGGTCTCGGATCTTCTCCCACCCCTGCCTGCGAGATCCCGGGCCCTTGTCGCTGGGCTCCCACCGCACCCCCACCGCCTTCATGTCGCCCGCCACCGACTTATTCGGCTCGTACTTGTCGAAGATCTGCGAGTCTGCGACGCCGGAGCGGACGCGGCCCTTGAGCAGCCACTCATCTTCGCGGTCGAGGATCCCCTCGGCGATATCCGCCGCAGAGAGCCGCAGCCCCTCGTTCGGGCGACCCGTCCAGCCGTACCACTCGAAGATTCGGAAAACGTCACCTCTGACCACACCCAGAGGGGGCCGCCCCGGGAGCTCGATCGGCTCGCCGGACGACTCTGCCCACCAACCCACGCTAAAGGGTCGGCTCTGGCCGTGGTCGTAGGAGCGGTCGATCTTCCAGCTCTTGGGGATAAGACCGGCGGGTAGGTCCGGCACCACGTGCCGTTCCACCCGCCATATGTCATCAAACATGCCGCCCGAGGTGATGTCCCACGACCCGTCGACCCACGCCGCGAGCTCGTTCTCGTTCCGGGCTGCGGCCCGGATCCTGTCGAGGTATTCCGGGTCGGCGGACAGGAGCACCCGGTTCTCCCCGAGGGTGGAGTGGACGGTGGCGCGATCCGGTTCCCCCTCCGAGATAATGACCGGGCCGACGACATCGCCTGGGGTCAAGGGGAGCTCGAACCGGAGCTTCACCCAGTTATGCCCCACGCCGTAGGGATTCGTCGTCGCCCGATACTTCTTAGGTAAGCCCTTACGCGCCGACCGGCAGCAGCTCATCATCACCCTGTAGCAGTTGTCATCGGGCCAGGTGGTGAGCTCCTCGAAGGCGATCCAGGGGTACTGCTGTCCGTGCCAGCCCCAGTAGTCCTCCGACCGGTAGATGAAGCTCAGGACGAGCTCCTCGCCCGTGGCGAACCGCCACGTCGACTTCGCCTCGTTGTACTGGGCCGAGGGGAAGATCATGCGGAACCACTTCTTCGTCTTCGCGATGACGTCCTTCAGCTCGGGGAACGAGCGCCGGAAGAGCACGCCTCGCCAGTCGGCCCCCCAACCGCGGCCCACGTGCTGGAGAAAGTCCATCAGCAAGACATCAGTCTTGCCGCCGCCGCGGGGACCCTCGAGGAGGCATTCGAAGACGGGGCAGGCGAGGAAAGCCTCCTGGGCCCCGACCTGCGGGGCCCAGGCGGCGTACTTAGCTGTCGGCCCGAAACCCGAGACGAGTAGCTTAAGTTCCCCGTCCACCTCCGTCCACTTGGGGCGGGGGAGGGTCGACGGCACGGCTACATGTCCTCCAGCAGGGTGCGGTTTTCCTCGTACTGGTTGAGCACGCGCCTGCCCAGGAGAGCGAGGTAGCCGCTGAGGAGGATGGGATCGCCGTGCCACTGGGTGAAGAGGTGATCCTTGCCGGGGCCCCCGCGGTCGGCGATGCCTAGCACTACGCAGTCGGGGAACCTGCGGCAGAGCGCGTCGGCGAGGTCGTCGGTGAGGACGAGGTCGAGTTCGTCCTGCGTCACTGCGGCCTCCTGGTCGAGGTGACGGCCGAGTTAGGGCCCCGGGGGGTGCGGGGGGCCTCGGCCCCCTGCTCCCTGATGGCCGACCGGTCTGCCCAACACTGGAGAAGGCGGGTGGCGGGTGGGAAGAAGATCGCCGCGAAGAGGAGGCCCGCGACGCAGACCAGGGCGAGTTCGCCGAGTTCCGTCACGGCTACCGGTGTCGGGGCTCGAGGGCCTGGGCCATAGAAGCCGAAGCGAGCCTCACCATAGCTCGGCTCACTTCGGACGGGTCGTGGCGGTCCCCGAAGTGCAGGCACTGGTGCTCGGCGAGGGAGGCCGCGGCGTACTCGAGCCTCCGCTTGAAGCCTCGCCCAAAGGGGACGAGCGTCTGCGACCAGTTCTTGGGGGCGGCGGCGCTACGGAGCTTCACCCGCAGGAAGTAGCGGCCTGTCTGGTCCTGCTTCACGATCTCCGCCGACATCAGGGTCTCCGGTGCCCTGCTGGGACTTACGGAATCTCTCACGCCACTCCTCCGGCGAGGCGGGCGGGGTTGCCACGACTAGCACCCCGGCTGCCCCGACATCGATATTGATCGCCCCGCCGCCGTCCCGGTACGCCGGGTCGTACCGGCGCATCAGGGCGAGCAGGCAGTTGTCGCTGAACTTCCGGATCGTCCCG